TTGGAGAGGGTGGGGAGTACAAGGATTCGTATAGGAGAGGAACACGGACGGTATTATCCGCCGTAATGTCGCCATTACGCCAATCGCACGAATGACAGCCTCGGAGGTGTATGCCACAACACTAACCGAGGGACCTGAGACCGTTGAACAGGTATCGCACGTGTCTCCTCCAGCCGCGGGACGCCAGTTGTTGGGTTTTCAAACTCGAGCTCAAGGATGGGGCTGTTACCCCCCACCCCCCACAAGAGTCAACGACATACTGACAATTACAACAAGATTATTCAGATTGCCTACTAATTCCAGCTAACTGGCGGTTATTAACCCATTCGGAAAATCCTACTAAAACCCATACGGGTAACCTTCTGCTATTCAGCTCGATAAAGTTGTATGTCTCGATCTAACCCCCCTTTTGTCCTGACAATAATGCAGGGCCACGGCATGGCACGCTATGATGTCTTACGATTGTCCAATCTTACCTATACATACTACCAACTCCACAATTTACCAGGGGATGGCTCATTGACAAGGTCCGTGGTAAAACCCCATCGCTGTCCCCAGTAGACCCACATTAACCCCATGGGACCACTACAAGTGCCGGTATAGTTTAATGTCATTTCGGACTACCGACCTACCGTTGAGGAGATAGGGACTCGGGCTTACCAGGCCACGGCAGGACGGTACGAGGATAACATAGTTTTACGTGATTTCGCACAGCAAATAACCATAGTTTAACGTGTTTACGCACGAAAGAAAACTAGAAGAAAATACCACACCAGTGAACTTACTTACCTTTCCGTTCCTGCGCTAACAGGTGGTCGAACTCTAAATAGTTAGAGTTCCGTACACGCTCGTCACGTTGTAAAACCTCAAACCCTTCCGGATCAGGTTCACTCGTTAATGGAGTAAGCAGCTTATCAAACAACGGATAATACTGTTTACAATCGGACGGACTGGAAGCGCTCAACAGATCCTTATAGCTATCGGGAACGTCCCGAGTAGGCAACCTCTTAAGGCGACGAAGGTGTGCTCGCTCAGCACACCGGTCATAAAGACTGGAATCGTGGGAACTAGGTAGCTGGTAAATAAGACAATCACCGAAACAAGCGCCGGAAATGGCTCCCATACTACCAAGCTTAATCTCTGCACCTGTGCCATCCAAATGGAAGTCAACACAGAGAAAAGTTGAAGTTGTGGAACCCGACTGTGCGGAACTACGCCAAGCACTGGCGTTAAGAGCACCATTACCTGCGAAAGTGGCGTGCCCAGATATGCCACCAACATAATTAGGACCGGCTGTCCAAGCTAAAACACTGGTACTAGCCGCGATCTGCAACCACATGTGGTATGATCCCGTCATACCTTCCGGAAAGGTCAGGGTAATACCGGTCCACGTCACTCCAAGCTGATCCAGATTTGAATCGGTGGATGCATTCATGTATGTGAAAATATCGGATGTGGTAATACTTGAACCCGATAAATGCAAATACCCCTCGGTAGACGAAAGGGTATGTAACTGTGGAACGCGTAGCTTGATTTTGTATCTTATACCTAAGATACCCAATGCATCACTAGCTGAATTACCTTGTGTGAGGACATGAAGTTGGCCTAATGTTTTACTGTAATCGACAGAAGCAGAATTATCCACTTCAACATACTTCGCATTCGTAGCCCCGGCTTTTAGCAACTTGGTCGGTACCCTAATGGAACATGGACGCCAAGCTGATGATGCCGTAACAACCCGCGCATTCATAGCATACTCCATGCTGGGTGGTACGGTGTCTTGACAGTCCGGATCAAAATAGAGACAAACCATGCCAATTGTATCAGTGGCACAAGACGGAGTGTAAAAGAATTCCAGGTAGTCAAACTCATAAAGTTCAAACAAACGAGAGATACCAGAACCCCAAGGAAAGGCAAGTGAATTTCCGGGGTTGATATCGTACGTGTAAGGAACTGAATAGTTTACTGAACCTGTAACCGAGGTTTCGATGATTTCAGTGTGTTCGATAACAGTGTTGGTAGGTGATTGTTTGTTGTTTAGCCCGTTCCATTCAAACCCAATAGCTGCAGGAGCACTACGGGCCTCCAATGGTGTCCTAAGCTTGCGTTCACGGGGAGCGCGGACAAGTTGGGTTTTAGGACGGGATAAAGACAACCGGGAAAGTGGGGAGGTGACCTTGTCAATGACAATGTCAGTCAATTGGTTCTTTGCAACATCAACCGCAGTGCGGCCGATGTGTGAGACTAGACCCTTAACAAGGTCACCCACAAACCCTTTTTCCTCGATTAAACTGGGATTTTTGCGGTATTTTAACTTACTAGTTTTTGATTTGGCGGAGACACCCTTAATATTTTTGTTTTGAGACATTTAAAAATTAAATAGTCCTTAAGGGGTGCAAGTACGGGGTCCGCCACGCCCCACTAACGTTAGCTTCTTACCACCGGCTCCAATTCCACACAAATGTAATGTGGTGGAGCAAATGTTGGCTGCTGAACCCAGTCCATACTATCATACAAATCAACCCCACCATCCATGACGAATTCAAACTTCTGAAAAGAACGCTCGATTCGTACCTGGTCGGTAGGGCTAATGCCAAACGCCTTGGCAAAGGACAGACGAGTGGAATACCCGACCATGAGCGGGGTAAAACATCGTACGTCCTTGGGCACTCCAAGACGGTGGTAGGCGTAATGATAGAATGGATCTGTTTCCTGCAGATCCAACCAGTGGTATTTCTCTGTATTCCGAACCATCATCTCTGCATAGCTCTGAATTACAGGTACTGCCGCACTCGCAATGCCCAGGCAGGTTGCTTTCACGCGAAGGTAACGGCCGCGCACCTTTTCTTCCATGTAACGGTAACTACAATGGAAAGTAGAAAGAACCTTTCCCGGATTTCGCACCAACTCCCAAACACCTCTGACGCACACTGGGTGTGACTGACAGAACTCAACGTGTTCGGGTTCGCTCACAGGGTCTTCCAGGACCAGAGTGAACCCCATTTCGACGAAATCGGTGGGCATGTTGTCCGCATGCTCGGAATCACTTCTATCTAATATGACTAAAAAATCGTCACCGTCGATAACTAGGGAGTAATTGCACTTACGACCTAGTGAAGCGGCACACATCATCAACGTCAACAAGGAATTTCCCAGACCTGTCTGCATATCACCAGAGATGCGGGTTGAGCATCCATACGTAAGTATGGGAGCTCTACCTTTGTCTCGTGCTATGCACTTATTGGTTCGCATTGAATCCAACATCCATGACAGTTCCTTAGATGAATTCATGTGTTTATAGATAGAGTTTTCTAATTTTAGGTGGAGGAAAGAAACATGTTTATCGAAGCGGGAGCAATCACCACCATAAACGACTGGGTCGTTATACAACGCCATACGATCAATAATGAACTTTGCACGTTCACGATTGTTTAAACCTTTAACAATTGAGCGTTGGCGAGGTAGGTAAGGATAGTGCTTACCAGGTGGATCGCGGAGATTGTAAATGTGATGCTCCATAGGGTGAATGTAAGTACCCAACACCGCATTCCAAGGCCAATTCCTAAAGCCTATCATGCGTGGGTCTTTATCACGCGCTGCAATAAATTCTTTCTTAATGAACACTGAAACATTACAATCGGAGGGTCGTAACCCATCCCGATTGTAATCCTCAAACGCTTGTTCGTAGCGCTTGCGTTTACTAGCGGTGGTATAACGCGCTAGAAACACTTCCTGCCTCTCCTGCTGAACCTGTGGCAAAAACCGTCGAATATGATTACGAACGTGTACGAGCATATCACATCCCAGAAGACTCCAAGCTTCGGTCACACCCATTACACGATTCCTAGAGGATACGTAAATATTGCAAAGACAGTTTCGGTTCATAGCAGGGGCAAAGGTTAATCCAGGTACATCAACCATAAAAGGTTGCAACCACCTACAGGATTTCATATGGTAATAGTCTCTATCAGTGGGACTAAGACGCGGGTTGGAGACCCAACAACCCGAACGAAGAGGTTCCAATTCTCTGGGATAAGAACAGACCCCTTCTCGCCAACCCGGCCCTACTATTCCAACGGCTTCGGTTCTTGATTGGCCATGAGCACAATCTCAACCTTAGCCATCTGGTCAACCCGTTGCGTGGGCGACCAAGTAGGGCGTTGTTCCTCTGTCCAACGTATCATACGATAACGGAGATTACGTTGGGCTAAGGATGTGTCCGGAAAAACCCGATCAAAATTGTACACATGGCACAGAAGATCGGGGTCAAGTGCAACACGTTGTGCGGCACTCTCCAACCATTGTGTGGGACAAACTGGATCCCGGGGTAGACGTTTAAGCTCGTCTACTATTGGGGCTCCCTTAGGATCCTCAGGCATAGACGGCAACTTGGACAGCTCAATAGCATAATGGACCGCCAATCCAATATTGCCTGCACGCATCAATACTCTGCGGCAAATTGACAACCCAGTGTCAAACCCAATACTGAACGGGAGAACATTACCTGGTGTCACAACATCCCCGGTAACGTTAGAGCTAGGTGGTGTGGTGGAGCTCGAGATTAATAATGTCTGCACGTACAACCCCGAGAAGTGTCGCATGAGATGATGGAACCCCAAACGGAGCGCCATACCTGACAATTGCCACTTTCTACTCACAGCCCATCCTTTGAGATATTTAGGGAAGTTAAACATTACCTCCTGAAAATATGCCCATTGGTCAGGCTGGCGGTACCCGACTGGGTACACGAGCTGATCCTTCCTATCCAAGCTAGCTGCTGTTCTAATCGTTTCAAACTCATGTTGTCGAACACGATTGTTAATGTCGAGGTCACGATATCTTTCCCGATGTCTCAGAACCGCAACACTCTCCACTTCAGCGGTGTGGGAGGTGCGATAATGTGAAACTGACCGATCGACAATTTCTTCTGGTCGAGCTTTAGCTTTAGCATCGACGGGTGAGCGGAGAGCCCTTAATGTATCAAAATTACTTTCCATGGCGCCAAAAATCACGGCTTCAAGGCCAGCCGACTCTTTTCAAGTGTTGAGTGCACTGCCAGGCGTTTAAGGTGTTGGCACACCGTGTAGATGATTTGTGTTACGCTCCCTAAAGCGCAACAACCAGGGCAATCCATACTGTACAACCACATTCGTGGAGGGGGA